CTGTGACACCAGCGATAGCTGCTGCATTGATCACTGCTGCAAAGCCAGTCACAGTGTTTGTGGCACCAACAGTGACCAAATTGCCGTTAATGTACATGTTGTAACCCACGGTCAAGCTGCTGGGTGCATTTGTGCCAGTGATAGTAGGATACGGTGTTTGCCAGGCTCGAGATCCCAGTGCAACCCATGTATTGCTGCTATTTTTATAATAACCGTCTAGATACGTTGATACAGCAGATATCGCATAGTCACCAATGCTGCCAATTGATTGTTGAGGTGCATAGTCACCACCACTGTAATTTACCACATCGGCGGTATCGGTTATTACCATTGGAGTCATGACATCAAAAGTATTTGTATCTGCATTCCACTCTTGAATACCCCATATAGATGACGAAGTGTCTAACCAAAATGCTCCGTTGGCAGGGTTACCAGTTGGGCGAGTTAGACTGGCTGTAAGGTCAGTAAGATTGATATCTGCACGCTGGATATACGCACGATTGGTCACGCCTAACGCACTGTATGCTGCTAATAGTCCATATTCATTGAGCTCATAGCCATTGATTGGAGTGCCTGTTGTGGTGTTGTAGAAGAATGGAACACCAAATGTAGCAGTAAGATCACGCTGACTGGTGATGAGATAAGTTTTGTTAGCATTGGCTGCTGTGGTACCTGCTGCTACTGTGACGCCGTCACCGGACACTTTGTTCTGTGCGGTAGCGATCACGAAATAAGGTACGGTATTGACCGCAGATGGAATGTATTGGCTTTCGTCAATTACAATTACTTCTACGCCGGGTGATGTTAAAGCCATAGTGGTTTCCTTTTCAAGTTACTGATATTTATGGGCAACATCAAAAAATGCCACGATACAGCACCCTTTGGCAAAGGTCCATAGGTAAATAATCCATGAGACCTATCTGCCAAGCCTGCGGCCAACGACCTTGTGCTGTGAATTACATCCGTGAAGATGTCAAACACTATAGAAAACGCTGTGAAACATGTGCAAGGAAGAATCGTGGAATCCGACCACGAGAACCGCGCTGGAAATCAGCGGGCTATAAAAAGAAGATGAGCTGTGATCGCTGCGGATTCCGAGCCAGATATGCCAGCCAGATACTGGTGTATCACCAGGACGGTGATCTCAACAATGCAGCACTGAAAAATCTCAAATCAGTGTGCAAAAACTGTGTGGAGGAGCTGCTTAGATCTGACTTGCCTTGGCGGCCTGGAGATCTTGAGCCGGATGTATAGTCAGCTGCTGTATCTGTAGGTACAGGTCATCCAAGGACCCGTTGTTGTCCAGTACAGCATCAAACTTGGTACCCACCCAGGCAGTTTCGCTGGCATGTATCTTGAGCCGTGCCAACTGTGATTTGCTAGTGGCCCATCGCATGTTGCCATTTTCTCCATGGTTGAATGCCAGTGCAGCATCGTACCATTCGGGCTCAGGCCCACGAACTACACGTACCACTTGGCCGCCGGCACGTTTGATAGCAGCAATTTCATTTGGGAATCTACAGTCTGAAATCACCACATCATCCTGGCTGTGGCGCAGTTTGTTTTCCAAGCTGGCAATCCAGATATCGTCGTGGAACCCATGTCTGCATACCTCTGTGCCCCAGTGCTGTAGCACCCATCTAGGAGTGAGCTCGGGCATTTTTAAACGATCTGACCACCATAAATCTAATTGTTCTCGCCATTCACGGGCTTGTTTTGTGCGCCCTTCCAGCATGGTTCTATCCCAGCCAAAAACTTGTGCCACAGCATCTTTGAGGCTGTTGGCAAAACTTTCTCTACGGAATTCGTGAAAATTGGTGAGATAGTCTGCCACTGTGTCTTTGCCGGATCCTATGAATCCACAGATGCCTATGATCATTTTAATTCCTTGACGTTGAGATGTTTCAATGTTGCCTGCAACATGTCAATCTGCCTGCGACAATCTTCCAGTGCATGATGGCTGGTAGCAGGACGAGGCAGATCGGGCCACAAACTATATATGGTTCTGGCATCGCGTACCACGTAGAATTGCCAGGGCAGGGGCTTGCCATAGCTTTTGTAGGCATGCTCAATGATGTTCATGTCGTAAGTGGGGCCGTTGGCCCAGATCAACTTGCTTTGCCATATAAACTTGGCCAGCTCGTCCAGTGCCTGGTCTAAGGGTATGCGGCCTTGTTCGTTGAATGCTTCGTCCCGTGCTGCTGCTGGTTGAGTAGCCCACCAGTCTATGGTACTTTGTTGTATGCTGCGATTGGCCTGGCTTTCTAAGTCAATTCTAGCATAGTAGAATCGTTCATGATAGCCGGAGCCTACAGGATCAAAACTTTGGGCTGCAATGGTCAGGATAGTGGTATCCGGTCCAGTGCCCAATCCTTCAATGTCAATCATTAAATCTGCCATAGCACATTATAACACATGCCTATAGCGACAACGACTCAACTGGTTATGTTGAATCCCACTTGTGTTTCAAACCATTCGGCCATACCAAAACTGGTGGGGTGGAATTTATCAATCTGCAACAGATTGCGTTCGGCACAGTATTCATATGGCGGCACTGGTACTGTGAATTTGGTCCAATCTACCATGCTGTACAAAGTGGATGTGGTGTCTATTTTGCCAAGACAATGTTCCAATGCCAACCAACGTGGCCAACGATCTGTGCCTATGTTGCGGCGACGGGTGTTGGTCACCTTGTCCACCACTTCCTCGTAACTCTGATGCACATCGTATATAAAACACATGCTATAATTCACATCGCGAGAATTCAGCAGTTCTTGTGTTTCCAAGATAGCTGCCAGCGTGGAATCTGTGGCAGATCTTGATGTCTGATTCACATACTGCTCTCGGAATTGAGACTTAACCTGTATTGGACAGTGGTCATCTGACTGCCAACTGCTGCCCATGCCACCGGATAGGTACCAGGCCCAATCTTCCAATACTGACACATATGGATACGTGTCCGGCAATTTTTCATGCACAATTTTTTCAATTGGAATGTCTATGCGGTTTATTCCGGACCACATGACTAACACATGATCGTATTTGCCCCTGGGCAGTTGGTGTCGTAATCGGGCTGCAATGGCCCTGTTGCCCGCAGCAGCATCTCCAAAAAAATGAAATCGTTCCAGATTGACTGTAGGAGCCGGATGAGAATATCCTGCTGCGATGCCAGCAAAACTGCAACCTACTATCAGAGTTGGATTCATGATCAACCAATCACAAAGGTGATGGGCTGCGCTCCGTCGATGTACCTGCGAAGATCTTCGAGCAATAGATCTATCTGTGTTTGAGCTTCGGCTTTCATGGCAGTGCCGTTTAGGGTGCCGCCACCTTGTGGGCCAGCGATAGTACCAAATTTCTCACGTGCTTCGCCAATGATCATCTTGCAGCCAGCCACCATGTAATCTCGTATCCATTGCTGTATCTGATAGTCGCTCAACAGATTGATTTCGGGTTTGAGCTGATAACACCAGATCAACACATTCTCTCCGGTGTTTTTGGGATCACGGATCAGTTGCAGTTTTTTATTCACTGGATTCCATGTGTAGTTCATGAACCCACCGAACATCTTGGCCGCCAGTTCCACATACTGGCTGTAGAAATCGTATGTGGCCAGGCCACCTGCCACGTTGAAGTTCATGAGATACACATTGATCGACGCCTGTGCAAAAGGATCAAAGTTTGATGCGAAAGGACCAGTAGCATCACCAAATGTGCGACGGAATATCTGTCTCACACTTTGCACTTCTTGCGGCAGTGTGTAGATGTTGAGATCTCGGATCAACTCCATGAAGATGTAGGCTTCTTCATATGCAGCATTGGACCGCTGTCTGAAAACACCTATGGCTCGCTGATATGCTGCTTCATAGTGTTCAGGATCCAACTCAAGATCGATTATCTGCCCGCCCAAGGTTAGGCGAGTGTAATCAATCAGGGCTTGCTTGAGTTGTGGTAGTGTGTTGTCAGACATAAGGGGGAACTCCGTTCCCCCTTATTTACCAGCTTTTGAGCACTAGCAGATTCTCGCTGCTGCGACCATTAAACTGAGTCTCAGTGGTGGTCAAGTCTTTGAAAATCTTTCTA